ACCGCGATGACCTGACGAGCGTCATCCCGACGTTTATTTCGCTGGCCGAGGCAGACATGAACCGCCAGATACGCCACTGGCGTCAGGAGAAGCGCGCCACGGCAAACATCGACACGCAGTACAGCGCCGTGCCTGCCGACTTCTACGAGGTCATACGGATGTATATTACCTCCGGCAACACGCAGCCGCTTGAGCTGCTGAGCCAGTTTCAGCTGCTAGAGCGCAAGCGCCGCACGGCCAACGCCACCTACGAGCCGCGCTACTACGCGATCACGGCTGGCGAGATCGAGGTGTTTCCCGTTCCTGATGGCACATATTCGACCGAGCTGTATTACTACGCCAAGATCGACGCGTTGTCCGACAGCAACACGTCAAACTGGCTGCTGGAATACTTCCCCGACGCCTACCTATACAGCTCGCTGGTGCATTCTGCGCCGTATCTGAAAGACGACGCGCGCATTGCAGTTTGGGCGTCTTTGCAGGCGAACGCGATTGGTGGTATAAATGCAGACAATGATAAAGCGAAATTTGGCGGGTCTGGTCGCCGCATGAAGATAAAGGCGTATTGAGATGAGCTTCACCAACACCTTCGAAACAACCGTCCTGACATGGGCGTTCACCACCAACAGCGCGACACGCCCGACAGAATGGCACACCGCGCTTTACACCGTTGCGCCTGACGATACTGGCGGCGGCACAGAGGTATCCGGCGGGGGCTACGCGCGCCAAGCCACGGCGTTTACCGTGTCAGGCAACACGGCGACAAATAGCGCCGCTGAAGAGTGGCCCGTCGCCACGGCGGGATATGGCACCGTTGTTGCTGTCGGCATCTTTGACGCTGCCACGGGCGGCAATCTGCTGGCCTACGCCAACCTGACAGCCAGCAAGACGATTGACACCGGCGACGTGTTCCGCATTCCTGCGGGCGATCTCGACATCACGCTAGACTAATGACGTATCGCAGCGGCTACGGGCGAAGCACCTACGGCAGCTACAACTACGGCTTGGACGGCGCTATTATTGGCGCCGCCTCCATTATTGCCGTCACCTCTGCCACCGCTGCTGCATCTGTACGCGTTCGCGGCGCTGCGTCGATCATCGAGACGGTTACGACCACCGCGTCTGCTGCTGATCGCGTTAGAGAGGGCAGCGCCACCATTGCCGCCGCCGCATCCGTTGCCGCGTCTGCCACGCGCGTCAGGGAGGCGTCTGCCACGATTGCGGCGTCTGCCAGCGTTACGGCTGCCGCTGAGCGCGTGCATATTGGCTCCGCTTCCATATCCGCTGCTGCATCCGTTGCCGCGTCTGCTGAGAGGGTTCGTGATGGCGCTGCCGCGATTTCTGTGCAGGCGTCCACAACGGCAAGCGCCGTTGCGGTATATCAGGACAGCGCCACCGCGACATGCGTAGCAACTGTCAGCGCCACATGCAACCGCGTGCAGAGTGACAGCGCGACCATCGTGTGCGCGGCGTCTGTGGTCGCAAATGGTCGCAAAAAGTGGGAGCCTGAGCCTGACACGCCTGAGACGTGGACGCCTGTTGCGGAAAACAGCAAAACGTGGCAAGATGCGGGCAGCACGCCAGAAAGCTGGGCGGCTGTTTCCCCCACATCGACGGATTGGACACCGGCATCAGCTTCAAGCGAAACTTGGGCCGATGCGGCATAGGAGATAGAACATGGCAGATACGACAACAACGGCATATGGCTTAACGAAGCCAGAGGTAGGCGCGTCAGAGGATACGTGGGGAACGAAGATCAACACAGATCTCGACAGCATTGACACGATCATCAACGCGATCGGCGGTAAAACCGCTGCCGGAACATTGTCGTATGCAGATAGCGCGAAGCTGGTGACCACCAGCACAGGTATCAGCGTAACAGGAAACGCTACCTTTGCAGATAATGGTAAAGCCATCTTCGGCGCAGGGTCTGACCTACAGATTTACCATGATGGGTCGAATAGTTATATTGATGACGCTGGCACTGGACAGTTATTAATTAGAGGACGAGATGCTATCGTTCTTGAAGAAATCGACAGCGGCGACAACTACATCTATATGCAGCGTAACAACAAGGTTGAGCTGTATTATTCAGGCGCAGCCAAACTCGCCACCACCAGCACAGGCGTAGACATCACGGGTACTTTGACCAGCGATGGGCTGACTGTGGATGGCGGCGGTTCATTTACACAAGCTGGCGGTGGTTTAAAAGTATTTAATAACGGAACCGCTGGTTATAACGCTAATATTTTCTTTGGTGTGTCTAACCAGACAGACGGCTGGACATTAGGTCAGGGTATCACAGCTAATGACGGTGTATTCCGTTTGTATGACAACGGCGCTGGCAATGTGAAAATGTCAGTTACTACAGGCGGCGACATCAGCTTCTACGAGGACACAGGCACCACGGCAAAGTTCTTCTGGGATGCGAGTGCTGAGAGTTTGGGCTTGGGAACTACAACAGCGCCATCTTCCAGTGATGTAAAACAAGTTATATCATCTACAACTGGTGCTTTCAGTCAGTACAGTTATAATGGTGGCGCTGGCTCTGCGATTGGCTCACCTGCCGCATCTACTTTTTCAGTATACACTACAACAGGCAGCATAGGTTCTGAGACTTACACAGAAGCCATGCGCATCGACAGCAGCGGTAAATTATCAATAACAGCATCTGACCAAGGCATACAAATTGGCCCAGACATTGCTGCATACACTATTAAACGAGACAGTAGTGGGCTGTTAAACTTCAGAGCAACGCAAGCAAACTTCAATGGATACATATTTGATACTGTTGATGGGGAACGCATGCGCATCACATCAGCAGGTAATGTTGGGATTAACAACACAAGCCCGAATACAAAGCTAGACATTATTGGTTCGTCAACTAATAACTCGGGTGTTGTTGATACTTTGAGGCTTAGAAACACTGGAACAAGTCTTAATGATGGGCCAAGACTTCAGTTTACATCGGGGACTTCTACATCTGGTGCAGCCATTGGCTCACAGGGTAAGGCACTTAATAGTGCAGACTTATTGTTTTATACTGGCGGCAACACAGAACGTATGCGCCTCGATGCCAGCGGGAATTTGTGGGTTGGCGGTTTTTCTATGCCAAATAGCGGGGTCACTGGACAAAACAATTTTATTTCATCAGGCGCAGCTACTTTTGCATCATATCAGCCAAGCACAGCTGGCAGCACACATATATATTTTAACAATCCAAATGGAACGGTTGGTCAAATATATACTGTCAATTCTAGCACCGTGTTTGCAACATCATCAGACTATCGCCTAAAAGAAAACGTAGTTGAACTAACAAATGCAACAACACGCCTGAAACAGCTAGAGCCAAAACGCTTCAACTTCATTGCTGACACTGATGATACAACCGTTGACGGCTTCCTAGCACACGAAGTCCAGACAGTCGTGCCAGAAGCAATTATAGGCGAACACAACGAAGTCGATGCAGATGGCAACCCTGTCTACCAAGGCATTGACCAAGCCAAGTTAGTGCCACTCTTGGTCGCTACAATCCAAGAACTAGAGGCACGGATCACTGCCCTAGAAAACGCATAATCAGAAAAGGAAAAAGCTATGGCTATTACCTACACTTGGACTATTCCAACATTGGAACACGAAATCGCTGACGGTGGCGTTTACATTGCTCACTGGCGCTGCACAGGCGTTGATGACGATGGCAACAGCGCATCTAGCTATGGCACTTGTGGGCTAACCTACGATGCCTCTGCTGCTGACTTCACACCGTATGACGATATCACTGAGGCTCAAGCTCAAGGCTGGGTCTGGGGTCATGTATCACAAGAGGATACCGAAGCTACCATAGCGTCAAAAATTGACGCAATAGCTAATCCAACGACTGCTGACGGTGTGCCGTGGGCAGCATAACCTGAAAGGAGATCACTATGACTGAAGACAAAAAGGTCATTACGATTGACGATGTAGAATACACTGAAGATCAACTGAGCGATGTTGCAAAGCATTGCATAAATCACATCAACTCGCTAGACCAGAAGATCGGCTCTGCGCAGTTTAACTTGGTGCAGCTTCAGATGGGCAGGCAGGGCTTCATGGCCGAGCTGAAAGCTGCCCTTGAGCCGGACGACGAATAACCGTCCAGCGCAGCGAAAACGCTAGGGGCAGCAAAGCGCTGCCCTTTTGCGCATCAAATGGTCATGTGTTACACTGCGGCAAGCGCGCAACACCAACGAGGCAACGATGGCCCTGATTAGATTAGACGTACCCGCTGGGGTTTACCGCAACGGCACCGACTTGCAGAGCATGGGCCGCTGGCGCGATGCCAGCCTGATACGTTGGATCGACGGCACGATGCAGCCGGTCAGGGGTTGGCGTACAAGATCCAACACCGCCACGAATGCCACGCCGCGCGGAATGCTAACTTGGTCAGATAACACAAATGACCGATGGATTGCCACCGGCACATATAACACGCTCTACGCCTACAATAGCGCTGGCACGCAATACGACATCACGCCGGTCGGCCTGACCGCTGGCCGCGAAGACGCCATAGCGTTTACCGGTTTCGGCGGCGGCCTGTTTGGCAGCTACGCATACGGCGTTGCGCGGCCAGACACTGTACGCATTCAGCCAGCTACCGCGTGGAACTTGCAGGCGTGGGGGCAGTATCTGCTGGCCAATAACGAAGACGACGGCAAGGTTTACGAGTGGCAGCTAAACACCGGCGCGGTCGCCGCGCAAGTCGCCAACGCGCCTGTCGATAACAAGAGCATCGTCGTCACGGCTGAGCGCTTCCTATTCTGCCTTGGCGCTGGCGGCAATCCGCGCCTTGTCCAGTGGTCTGACCGCGAAGACAACACGACGTGGACGCCTGCCGCGACAAACGAGGCTGGCGATCTTGAGCTGCAAACCGAGGGCGAGATCATGGCGGGCGTTTCTGTGCGCGGCCAGACGCTTATTCTGACGACGCGTGACGCGCATGTCGCCAACTATATTGGCCCGCCATACGTCTACGGCATTGAGCGCGTCGGCTCTTCCTGCGGGCTGGCGGCAAAACTTGCATACGCCAACGTGGACGTCGGCTGCTTCTGGATGGGCGTGCATGCGTTCTACGCCTACACAGGCGGCGGCGTGCAGGAGATCCAGAGCGACGTGTCTGATTACGTGTTTAACGACATCAACCGCGCGCAAATCAGTAAGGCGTTTGCCATGTCAAACGGCCAGTATGGCGAGGTGTGGTGGTTCTATCCGTCCAGCGCGTCCACAGAAAACGACCGCTACGTGGCGTATAATTACGTGGAAAATACGTGGTCAATCGGTACGCTATCCCGTACGGCGGGAACAGACGCAGGCACGTTCCGTCAGCCGATGATGGCCGACCCGTCTGACAATAAAATATACGAGCATGAGATCGGGTTTGAGTATGGCGGCCTGACGCCGTTTGCGGAAACTGGCCCCATCATGCTTGGCTCCGGCGATAACGTTGTCAGCGTGACGGAGATGATCCCCGACGAGAAGACGCAGGGCGATGTCAGCGCCACGTTCAAAACGCGTTTCTATCCTAACGGCACCGAGCGATCATACGGGCCGTTTAGCATGTCCAATCCCACCAGCATGCGCTTCACTGGCCGTCAGGTGCGTATGCGCGTTGACGGGGCAAGGCTTGCCGACTGGCGTGTTGGCATAAACCGGCTTGACGCTGTTGCCG